CTACCGCTCCAATAAAGTCAAAATCAGCGATAGCATCAAAATCTAATTCATCATCTAAAGTTACAAGCGAACCTAGCACAAGTCCATTCACATCATCACTGAAAAAACAATCAACTTTTGTTCCTTGAAAAGGTGGACTATCCTGATCTTCCCTATCTTCTAAAACAGTAAGTTTCGGTAATGTATTTGGAAAGGTTTGCAGTATTGTTATAGAAGCATCACCAGCACTTAATCTTCCACCGTCATCACGGAATTTTAAAATATACGTTCCATTTACAATATTTGGTACGATTGTTTCGTTGATAGCTCCTGGAAGTGCAGGGATTACGTCAACTGCATTAGTAAATGAAGCTCCGCTGGTTAAATTGCTACTTCGGACAACAACATTACCTCCATGAATTACATCAGGATCTACAGATTTATCAAAACGTAATCTTACAAATTGATCTGATATTGGTTCTATTCTTAAATTTTGAACATCTCCTGGAAGAGCAGTTTTCCCTAAAGCATCAAAAGTAAAGGTTGTTGGTTCGGCAGAAGGTTCAAATATTGAATTTAATGAAAATATCCTAAATTCATATCTTCCTTGTAATGAATCTAAAAGTTCTAACTCTGAACTCTGTGTTCTAACCGTTGTAAAATTACCGTCATCAACCCTAAACTGAATTTCATATCCACTAGCTTGAGTATTATGATTGAAATCTAAATTTAATCTAGTTCTAGCTTTATCATTCTCTACAAAAAATTCTTCTGTTGCAGTAACACCATTAGGAGGATCAACCAATTCATTTAAAACAGTTATATTTCTTACTGGTAATGGAGATCCATCTTCTATAAAAGCGTATTTCCCTTCGATATAAGATGTTGCGGTTACTGCATAATTATCTTTATCTTCAGTAATTCCTACAACTCTCCATTGAGTAGTTTGTAAAGTCGTATTCTCTAAAATCCATACACTATTAGCATTTGGAGCAGTATCGACTAAAGTACCGCTTGAATTCTTCATTTGAAAATTCTCACCACTAGCAAGTGTTATTACCGCACCACTTATCGAATCTACATTTTTAGTACTAACTGTTCCATCAGGCATTATTACGCTAAGTGTTGGACTATTTGTGGCATCTAAATCTGTATCAGATGTATTATCAACTGTTACTGTATTTGTTGTTGCAGAACTAATTCTGCCTCCTCTTCTAACACCCGCTTTTACTGGATCACTTACTTCAATAACCTGTCCTGGTCTAACAATTACTCCCTCTGCTAAACCTGTCGCAAAACTAATTGTTTCTGTAGCATTTTGTTCTTCAAAAAGAATAAATCTTCCTAATCTTCTAGCTTGATTTCTTGATGTACAAGCAAAACCTGTGATTTTTTTATGAATAATTCCATATTTATTTTTAGCAGTAGTATCTTCAACAGTTTCAAAGTTTAACTCTTGATTTTCCATGTCAAAGTAAGACACAGATACAACAGTAGATCTTGTTTTTAAACTTGTTCCAGAATATATAAACCCTTCCGCTGTTACATTAGACAAATTAAAAAGATAACTAGGATCTGTAGGTCTATCTTGCGATAGAGTAAGAGATCCAGCACTCCAAAATGTCATGCCTCTCATTACAGAGCTAAGAGACATAACTGTCTTAAATGCATCTTCTCTTTTTTGAAGAACTACATTACAGCTAAATCTGGGTTCTTGCCCTCCATCACCATCATCAACTAATTCAGAACAATAATTAGAAGCACTAAAGAAAGCAAATTTATCAAGTTGAGCTTCAGTTATATGATCTCCTAATCCATATCTACTATTTGTTAAAAGATCAAATAATATCCAAGCTGGATCACTTGTCCAATGTGTAGTAGTAGTAAGTGTTCCATTAAATGTTCCACTATAAGTTAATCTTCCATTTGTCTGATCTACAGTTGCATTATGTGGGATTTTAACCTTAACTCCACGAATCCTGTACATACGATCTGGAACAGTTGGAAACTGTTCAGCATCAAAACGTAAGTAAAGATGAGCTATATCGGGATAAGGTCTTTGCTCATCTATTATTTTGGTAAAAGATGACCATGAAAATGTATCAGTAATTCTTTCACTGGTACTATCAGCAGAATCTCGACCAACCGTTACCTGTAGAGGAAAAGAGGCATCATCTTTTATAGGAATTAAAAAATCTCTGCTATAAGAATTTCTTGATTTACCGCTAATAGTAAACTCTGATTGGTTTGCAAAAATCTGATTAAAAAGACCTGCAGGTACGATTGAAGTTGATCCGCCTTGATTCTTATCAAAAAGTGAGACAGTTCCGTCATTCTCAGTAATCTTTATGAATACATCAACAGAAGTTCCTATATTCTTGCCATCGTCTTCATTAATATTAACAAGAGCATCAAAACGAATTGTAACCCTAATAGCATCAATATTTGAATCACTTATAGTCCTTGTAACAGGTGAAGCATTAGTTACTCTTACTCCTACAGCCTCTTCATTTTCAATATCACTTATAGCTTTTATGAAGGTTTGATCTGACGTTCCAAAACGAGGTTCAAACTTAATTCCTTTAAAATTAAAATCAGCTTCCGTAATATTACTTGGGTCTGCACTTGGCCTAACAATAGGTGTTGATGATAAAAATATATCTTTTAAAGCTGCCTGACTGTAAGCATCAGTTCCTTTTGTTAATCCTGCTGCTGATGGAAACCCTTCAATCTCTCCTTCACTTATTACTTCAAGAAGATTTAACGCTTGTTTACTTCTTATAGAATCTAAAATAAGAGTTGCTTTAGCACCGCCACCACCGCCACCATTAAACCATTTAAAAGGATTTAACTGAATTTCTTTTCGTCCTGCTCCAGGATGTATTTCAGCAACTTTAAACATAATTAGCCTGAGAAGTCATCTGTATCAATACCTCCTGATACTACAAGAGATCCTGTAAATATTTCGCCATATACAACTGGAATGGCAACACCTGCTCTTATCGTATTTTGTATGCCATTAAATGTAAAACTAGCTGGATCGTCAGAAGCACCGCCAAGGTCTTCTGTTGGAGTTAACATTTGTGCTGCTCCTGATAATGCTAAATAGATACCTAAATTTCCTGCTGCTGCTAGTAAAGATGATGTTAAAGTAGGAGCAGCTAAAGGAATAATAGTATTTGCCTTAAAAGATAAACCTGAGAAACTAACTCCTGCTGCTCCTCCTGTAACTACAGCAGCACCAATAAGCACTGCTCCTAATATAAACCTTCCAGCTCCTCTTCTTGCTCCTGCAACTACTGGTACTATTTTTATCTCTTGTTTTCCTAAAGGTATATCTAATTCAGTCTCACTAATCTCATAATCCCCTATCTTTACACAATAGCTTTGTTCCATCATGTGAGATTCTACACGGGGAAAATTTGCTAATAAAAACTTAAATGCATCTGTAGGTGATGATATTTCAGCTTCAAATGTACGTTCTCCTAAGAAGCGACCCAATCTTCCGTAAACTTTTATTTTACTGAGCATAGCGATACCTCTTCTTAGTACAGTCTATATGTTCTTTATCATATAGTTCTCTACAGCTAAGTCTTTTCACACAATGTTGAAGAATAGTTTGGTTACCTAAATACAAGGCTACATGATTTAATTTACCTGTATTTGTTGTATCCATAAGAAGAACATCACCTTCTTTTAAATCTACAGTATCTTCTAATTCAATAAAACCTGTTGATGATGCAGCATATTCAAATAATGGATTTTCACTAAATTCTTTAGGACTTTTTGGCCTATCCCAATGTTTTAATTTAATATTTTTTTTCTCTTCATACCAATCATGTATTAAGCTCCAACAGTCTTGTACTCCCCAAACCCATTCTCTACCAATTAATCCTTTCCTATACCCAGTGGGTTTAAAATAATGCCATTGTTTTGTTTCTGGAGTAACAATATAAAAAGGTAAGTCTAAATATTCACAACTGGCTAAATCAGCATCACTAGGATATGGTGGATAATTAGGATGACTATGTATTACAGCAACAACTTCTCCTTCATCTTCAGCTTTTATCCAATCATCAGGATCTAAAATAAAATATTCTCCTTTATCTTCAGCTATATTTTTACAGGGAAAATATTTTTCTTTTCCCTTAAAAATAGTCAACAAACCACAAATCTCCTGCGGTGATTCTTTTTGTGCATGTTGTAATACAATATCTTTCCAACTCATCCTAAAAATGCTCCAATACCAGGAAAAATATCTCTAGTAGCAATTCTTTTTGGTAATTTTACATTTACTAAATCCAAAGCAGATTGAGCTTCCCATGTGACCACAGTTCTATTTTCAGTAACTTTACGATCCAATATATATATTTCTTGAGGGAATTCTGCTGTAGGATCTGGTGTACCAAAAGGATTTGTACCCCCAGTAAAATTTACAGCATCTAAAAATCTGGCAAGAGTTCTAATTCTTGTTAATGTTGCACCATTTAAATCATTTCCAACAGTTGTTGTATTTACGTCTTGAAGAATAGTGGTTATTGTTCCAAAAATATTACTAATTGTAATTGTAGGTCTAGGCAAAGTACCTGTTGAACCAAATTCAAACCCAGTACATTCGATTGGAAATCTTAAATATGAATTACCAGCCCAAACAACTTCTCCATTAGCATTTAAATTTGCACCATTATGAAATCTATAAATTGTAGAATCGCCATGTAAAGTTGCATTTAGTGATAAAGTAAATAATTCAATAACTGCACCAGGAGCTATAGCTTGTAGTTCAGAAGTTGGAATTGTCATTATGGTTCAAACACCTCTCTAAAGGTAGCTTGTACTCTTGCTCGATTTAAATATGGAACTGACTTATTCCAAGATTCACATACAAATTTAGAAGAACTAGATTCTCCAGGTGGTGTAAAGGTAAAGCTGGCACTATCAACTGCTCTAGCATCTAAGAAAGTTTCAATCGTATCTGCATCTGTTTCTGATACTTCAAAAGTTAAATTAAATATTTTAGGGTTTTGATTTAGTCCAAAAGTAATACGTTGTTCATAGCCATCACCAAATTGAACAATTCTCGTATTTGGTTGTGATCTTTTCTGAACTCCGTAGGTTGGGGTAATCGAGGGAAAGGTAGCCATTATGAGAGTAAACCTCCAGGACGTTTTTGTTTAATTAATTCAGATTCTATCGCTGCTGACAATACAAGACCAAGTTCTCTAGCTTGCTGTTCATCACCTTCAACAGAAGAACCAGAAGCATCTACGTTTACAACTACATTTGTAGAACCACCAAGAGCATGATTTGGTGTAATCATTCCTGATACTCCAGGTGTAAACAGTTCTGGTCCACGTTCTCCAACTAAATGAGTTCGACCAGCTTTAGCCATACCTCCACCAGCTAATTTAGGTAGTTCAAATGAATTATCTATAACAGAATTAACTGAAGGGGTAAATACAGTATCAGTAACCTGTTTACTACCCAAAAAATTAAAGCCAATACCTAATATTTTCATTTGAATTTGTTTTGCAATCATTTGTGCTGCCATATCTAAAAACGCATCTGCTGTTCTTTGGAATAGATTTCTTAAAGCGTCTTGTGCTGTCATAGTTCCTTTCACTATACCTTTAAATGATTCTCCAAAAGCATCTCCAATAGTTTGTGCAGAAGTCGTAACTATAAATGCTGTGCTTGTTAATTTCTTAAGTTCTGCTGAAACTGAATCTATAGCGGATGGAATACTAAAACTCATCCCTTGAACTTGAGTATCTAATTCCGTTAACAAATCTTGTAACTTAGGTAAATCAGTTAATAATTCTGCAAATTTTTCTCTAATTTCATTTTGACGATCTTCTGCATTTTCTGCTGAACTTTTAAAGAAATCTGGAAACTCTTTTTCAAGGTCTGTAGCTCCAAATGTTTTAATTAATGTTATTAACCTTAATTGTTGTTTAAAGACATCTAAAACTTTTTCTGCATTTGTTATTTGACCTGCTTCTGATAATTCTCTTTTAAAATTTTCTTCTAAAATTAAACGAGATACTCTCAACTGCATATCCTTAAAACTTGTTACTTTTGCTTCTCGTAATAGTTGAATTTGTTGCTTAATGCTTAGTCCATTTTGCGTATCTAATATTGCGGTAGTAATAGTTTTTGTATCACGCAAAGCTGCTAAATTTTTAAAAGTATTAGGATTATCTCCGAAAATAAAAGCTGCCGATTCTCCTGCTTTACCAAATCTTGAAAACTCTGTAGCCACAGCAAGAATTTCATCTTTTGTCATTCTTAATGTTGATTTTAAATTATTAAAAGATTCTCTTGTAAAACCACTAGAATTACCAGCATTTTCAAATGATCTACTAATTTTTAATAAAGATTTATCCAATTCATCCTGCTGTTGAATAAATTGACCAACTGCTGTTCCCAAAATTGATAAAGCAAAACCAAATTGACCACCAATTAAACCACCTGCTGCACCACCGACTGCACCACCGACTGCTGCTGTACCTGTTTGTCCAAACAAAAGTGGAAACGCACCACCAATGGCTGCACTAGATATGGCAGCCCCTGGACCTTGCATGAATTTTCTTTTTGCATCTGCTTTTGCAGTTTTTGCTTTTGCAGTAGCTAATTTTTCTTCAGCTATTCTTTCTTGTTCTATAAGTAATTTTTTAGCCTTGCTAAAAGAGATACTTTCTTTTTGAGCTAACCTTTGTATTTGTAATCTTCTTTCTTTTTGTTTTTGTTGTCTTTCAAATTTATTTTCTACTTGCACAAGATTTTTTACTGCTTGATTAAATTCTTTTGTGCCAACGGCTGCTTCATCTAAAGCATCTCTAGCTTCTAATACAGATTTTGATAGATTTTTAAAGTTTTTTACAACTGGAGTACCAGCTGTACCAGCTTGAGCTTTTTTATTTATTTCATTAATTGTATTTTTAAGTTTTTCTGTTCTCTTATTAACAAAATCTAATTCTTTTGCACCCGCAACAGCTAATTTTATTGAAACACTATAATCGGCCACTTAGAATCTAAAACATTTCTTTTATATTACCTTGTTCTACCTCTTAAAGCACTATTTCTTTGTGACTGCTCTTGTTGTTTTTTTAATTGTTCATGTTCAATTTCAGCATAAGCAGCCCAACCTGTCATCTCTTCTACAGTTAAAGTCTCTGATAATTCAGCTACAGTCTTACCTAATTCTTTTGCTAAAGAATAAATAAACATCCAACTATTATTAGCTTTTCAATTCGGCTTTAGCCTCTTCCACCCCCTTAGTTTGACCGGCTTCTATCATCGCCAGTTGTATTTCCTGCAAGATATTAGCTTCAACTTCTCTCCTCAAAGAAGCCTTATCACCATCTTGAAAAAGTCTATTGCCATCTTTATCTAATGCTTTTGTAATCATCAAAGCTAATGCAAAATCATTAACATCATCAGCGTTTGACTTCTTTTGTATTGATTCTCTTTCAGCAATGGTAAGTGGATGCCAATAAATAGTCAGTATTATCGCTCCATCCTTCTTTACATCATGTTGATATAGCTGGCTTACACCAAAACTATTCTTCAGAAGTTCAATCGCTCTTGTCATAAAATAAGTATTGCTACTTTATTATACTAGGCATTTGCTGAGAATTGGCAAGATATTACACCAACGAAATGACTTCTATCTTCTATTTCAAGCATTGTTGGACCATTTATATCCTGAACTCTTGGAGTTACGCTAAAAGTATCAGTATAATTAGCAGCATTTACTGAAAT